GCAGTAACAAGTGAAGAAAAACGTATCATATCGGGAGCGTTAATGGTTGCAGGAATGCCAATCTATCGCAACGATGCAAATGGAGAATATTATGTTCAATTCTCTGCTCAATCAATATACACGATAGTAAAAAAGTTTTTCAAAGAAGGGAACACCTCAAACGTGAATGAAATGCACAACCCACGAATGATTGCAGATGGAGTTTATATGTTTGAATCTTTCTTAATCGACAAAACAAGAATGAGCAATCCGAAAGGCTTTGAAGATTTACCAGATGGAAGTTGGTTTGGAAGTTACAAAGTAGATAATGAGGATATTTGGTCGAAGATTAAATCGGGAGAATTCAAAGGTTTCTCTGTCGAAGGTGACTTCATACCCAAAGAGATGAACAAAGTATCTGAGGAAGCCTTAATATCGCAAATAACGGCTATCATTCAATCTTAACTATAAAATTGCACACTTAAATATTTAATATAATTATCATAAATGGACACAACAACAAAAATTGAAGCAATCAAAAAACTATTAGGACTTGATTTCGCTACTCCACCTGTTCCCGAAATGGAAACACCTGAGCCATCGACAACAACCGAACAAGAGAAATCTACGGCAACCGCTAAAGATGGAACGATAGTAAGTTGGGATGGAGAATTAGCAATGGGTTCTGAAATCACTATTACAACTCCAAGCGGTGAGCAGTCAGCACCTGATGGGGCAATCGAATTTGAAGATGGAACAATCATTGAAGTAAGCGGAGGGAAATGTACATCGGTAACACCTTCAGCACAATCACCAGCACCTGAACAAGGGATGTCAAGTGATGTATCAGAATTAAAAGCAGAAAATGAAGCATTGAAATCAGCAATGGCGAAGATGAGTGAAGATTTTAAGGCTGAAATTTCAAACTTAAAAACGGCATTCTCTAAGACAGTCGAAATCGTGGAAGCGATGAACACTACTCCAGCAGTTAAGACTCCTGCTCCTATCAATGAGTTCTTTAAAAAACAAGATAAAACAGATGCTATCAGCAAGTTGGCTGAAGCCTTTAACAATTTAAAATAAATTATTTAACAAAATGGGATTTTCATTAAGCACACTAACCGCCTACGTTGAAGAACAAAAAATACCTTTAACTGTACGCACATTGTTTGGATCACAAACAGGTAAAATTTTTACAAAGCAAACTGGTATCAAAACCATCTCTGCTATCAACTATCTATCTACAACTGCAACATTTCAAACCGCAGGTTGTACTTGGAACGCATCGGGGACTACTTCAATCACTCACCGACTTATCACAGTTGGAAACATTCAAGTGATGGAAAGTCTTTGTATCAAAGATTTGAACACTTACTACACTCAAACGATGTTGAAAGTAGGTAACAACAACAACGACCTTCCTTTTGAACAGAAATATGCTGAATTGAAAGCCGATGTTATCGCTCAACAATTAGAAATTGCATACTGGCAAGGTGACACCACTTCTGGGAATGCTAACTTAAAGCAATTTGATGGTTTCAACAAGATTATAGCGGCTGCATCTGCAACTACTATCAATGGTAATCCAACAGGTATCACAGTTGCAACAGGTATCACTTCAGCAAACGTGGTAGGTATCATCAATGGTATTGTAAATTTAATTCCTTCACAAGTATATCGCACAGATGACAAAGCAATCTATTGTGGAACAGATGTATGGAGATTGTATCAAACTGCATTAGTAACGGCTAACCTTTACAATTACGCAGGTGAGATGAACATTGCCTCGACAGGTGCAATGGAAGTTTATGTACCTTCTACAAACATAAAAGTGATAGGCTTAGATGGTTTGACAGGAACAAGTCGCTTACACGCAGGTCGTATGTCTAACTTCTACATCGGAACAGATATGGAAAATGAAGAAGAACAATTTAAAATGTGGGAGTCACAAGATAATGGTGACTATCGTTTTAAGGCAGACTTTAAAGCAGGTGTGCAAGTTGCTAAACCTGAAGAAATCGTAACCTTCAAATTATCGTAATAATCGGGGGGAGTTAATTCTCTCCCTTTTTTTTCAACCTCTTAAATTATAAAAATATGGCTTGTATATTGACAACAGGATTTGCATTAGATTGCAAAGATGCGGTAGGAGGTATTAAAAATATCTGGATTATTGCTAACTCAAATAAAGGAACATTTACGAAATCAGCATCGGGAACAGTAACGGCTTGGACACCTGTGTCAAATTCATTATTTAAATATGAATTGCGTAAGGCTTCAAGTTCTTTTGAAACGGATGTGATGACTAATGCAACCAATGGAACGACTTACTATGAAACAAAACTATCTATTCAGTTGAATAAGATGGAAGTTTACAAACGTAATGAGATTAAGTTGTTGGCAGGTGCAATGGTGATGATTATCGTACAAGATAGAAATAGTACTTATTGGGTTTTAGGCGATAACAACGGATGTGACCTAACAACAGGAAAAGGAACATCGGGAGTCGCAATGGGCGATATGAACGGATGGTCATTAGAATTTACGGCTATGGAAGAAGATATGCCTTGCATACTTGCTTCAGCAGTTGTAACCTCTTTAGGTTTATAAATACTTACGGAACTTCAGAATTAAATTATGAAGAAGCCACCTCAATATTGGGGTGGTTTTTTTTGTTTAAAAATTAACTATATTTACCCAATATTTACCCAAAAATCAACCTTTAATACTTATCAATATGATACTAATACGCAAAGGAAATACCAACACCATCACGCTCACACTAACAGAAAAGTGCGACCTACCTTCACCTTATTTCTTATTCTGTTTTACTAATGAATTAAGCGGTCAAGAGATAAATATCATCCTGACGGATCATTCACTATTTACGGAAAGATATAATCGCTTTACTTTGGTTGAACCTTCAACGGCTAATTTCACAGAGGGATATTGGCTATACGAAGTTTACGAACAAACGACAACAACAACTATCAAACCTGCAACAGGACTTGTTGAACAAGGCAAGATGAAAGTAATTGATGAAACCGCATCAACTGAAACAATATACGAACCGACTACAACACCTATAACCATTTACAACTAATGATATTACACCTCATCCCTACTGATGTCGATGGATGCCTTTACCATCGTGTTGAAGTGCCTATGCACAATTTGAAAGGCTTTGAACTTGCACAAAGTACAGTCCTTGATGGAGTCAATGATGAAGATTTGCAGAAATGCTCTTTAGTCGTGATGTCGAGAGATTCAGCGATGTATGATGTACCAGCACAGATAAGAAGATTAAAGAAGTTCAATATTCCTTATGTTGTCGATATTGATGACTATTGGAAATTGAATAAAGAACATCTTGCTTATGATGACTTTAAAAAAGAAACACGACAGAGATGGGAGATGTTGATGAAGTCGGCAGATGCAGTCACCACTACGACAGGAAGATTAGCGAAGAAGATTGAGAACCATAATAAAAATGTCATAGTTGTTCCTAATGCACTTGATAAGAAGCAACCGCAATGGAATTTAATTGAAAGAGAAATAGATATCCCTGTCTTTGGATGGGTAGGAGGCACACATCACATTCCCGATATTGAGATGTTGAAGAATACTTTTTTAGAATTACATAAGGATGACAAAGTATGGTTAGCACTGGGAGGATGGACTGCTGAAAATCAAGTTTATCACATCTTCGAACATTGGATGACCAACGGAGGTCAATATCAAAAATACAAACGAATAAAAGGGGAATCAGTTTACAACTACGGACATCTTTACGACTTTATGGATGTATGTATAGTTCCGTTATTAGAAAGTGCATTCACATCGTGTAAATCAAGCCTAAAGATAATTGAAGCAGGTTATAAAGGTAAGCCTTGCATAGCATCAAGGGTAGCACCATTCATTGATGATTTCACAGATAAAGAAGTTTTATTTGTAGATACCCGCTATGATTGGTATAAGGCAATTAATACTTTGCACGATAATCCCGAAATGCTATTTAACTATAAAAGCAGTCTTATGGAGCGTGTTAAGGACTTTGAGATTAATAAAGTAAATCACATAAGAGAGCAACTATACACCACTTTAATAAATGGAAAATAAATCAGGCGAATATGGACTTTTCAAAATGTCATTTGTGGATGACAAACTACCGATGTTCAAAGAGGTACAAGGGAAAGACTGGGTATTAAACGGAGAAACAAATACCTATCCCGACTATCTTATTGACTTATTCAATCGGTCAGGTAAGCACAACGCTATTGTGACAGGGGTAGCACAGATGATTGTCGGTAACGGCTTCAAAACTGAAACACCATCGATTGAGATGGCAAAGTTTATGGAATATCCGAATCCATTTGAAAGTTTAAACGACATACTAAACAAAGTTGCTTTAGACTTGAAATTATTTGGTGGATTTTATCTTCAATGTGTATGGAGTAGAGATGGAAGTAAGATAGTTGAGATATATCATATTCCTTTTAGGGATATGCGTGTCGATAAGAGTGGAAGCAAGTTTTATAAGGCTGAAAAATGGGGATTGGGCAACATTAAAACAGACGTATTTGAGAAGTTTAATCCTGCTGATTCTAAAGGTCAAGCACAAATATTCTATTATAAAGAATATAGACCTGACTTAAAATATTATCCATTACCTGATTACATCGGAGTACAACAGTATATAACGATAGATACTGAAATTTCAAACTTTCACTATAACAATATTAAATCAAATTTTAGTGTTGGTAAGATTGTTTCGTTTTTCAATGGAGTTCCAACCTTAGAAGAACAAAAGGCTATTGAAAGAAAGATAATGAAGAAGCACACAGGCACAGACAATGCAGGTGGTTTCATTTTAAATTTCGCAGATAGAAAAGACCAAGCACCAGAGATTGTGAATTTGCAACCCGATGAAATGGATAAACAATATTTGCAGTTGTATAATACTGTAAGTGATGAAATCTTTATCGGACACCGCATTACAAATCCGAGTATTTTTGGAGTTAAGATAGCAGGGCAATTAGGAAGCAGACAAGATTTAATCGATTCTAAGGAAGTATTTTACGCTGACTATGTCAAAGGTAAGGTTGCTATAATAGAGCGTGTCTTTAACTATCTAATGAAGTGGATAGTTGTAGGTGGAACATTGATTATTGAGAAAGGCGATTCGCAAGACACGACAGGACAGACTAAAGTTGCGATGTCGAAACAATTAACGCAAGATGATGTGTTAATGATGTTCGAAGAATGCGGAGTTCCTGCGAGTGATTATAGAGTAATAAAAAGCAAACGATTAAGATTCGGTGATGAGGTAGA